CTACCTCATTTGGCACAGCGTAAAATTCCCGCAGTTCGCGCGGGGTGTCGTAAATCCTGAGGTTGGATATGTGCCAGCCGAAGCCGGTGGCAGCTCCGAGATACTGGTGCAGCTCCGCAGGCTCTAGGCAGGTTGGCCGCGCAGCATCCGACGGGATTCTTCCCGCGCCGTTAATGTTGATGATCTCATCGCACAGAAATTCCCCGATGACTTTTCCGTTTCCGCATTCGTAGATGTAGCACTTAAACGGTGGGTTCATCTTCGGGCGCGTCTTGCGCACCTCGATAGTCTTTTCACCATTGGCAATCTTCGAGCACCACTTTTGGAGACTGCTGATCAAAACAGCTTTGCTCATGCTTACCTCCTTCCTCCCTCTCAAACCGGATTTTCATTTGTGCGGGGCAAAGGTCTACCTCCGGGCGGCGCTTGCCTGTCCAGCGAAGCCCGCCGGCCTGTCCGACGCACTTCCATCCAGCCGCCTTGAGGCTTGTCCCCGACTCTGTATCGAGGATATATGTAATCAGTTTGTGATAGCCCATCGCACGGGCGGCTCTCCACGCAGCTGCATATAGCATGCTGCACGCATTCCGCGTGCCGTCCGTGCAGCAGCGGTTTACCTCAAGCGTCCATCCATCATCCAGATACCGTGCAACGGGTCTCCCGATGATCGCCACGCCTACGATTTGCTCTCCGTCTGTGCAGCCAATGGAAAATTTATGCCCCACCACCGGCTTGTGGTGCCGGTGGTGCTCCGCGACAAAGGCGTTTGCCTCTGCCAGCGATACCGGGCAAATATCAAGCATCTGCCTTGTCTCCTTCCTCCGGTGCGCCGCGCCATTCCCAGTTGTCTGAGCTGCTCCCGATTCCGGAGCATTCCATGCACGCGCAATCCGGTTTCTTTGCGCAATTATCGCAGTCTTCTTGGCCGGTCGGCTTAAACCCTTCCGGGCAATCCTCAAGCCTCGCACAAAACATGCAGCCAGCTTTCCGAATCTCCTTTTTCAGCGCCGCGTTCTCGGCGGTCAGGCGCTCGATGAGGTCGGCTGCGGCCGTATTTACCTCGTCACAACAGTCTTCGTTCCCTACTACGGGGCATTTTTCGCACGGGACTCCAAATTTGCAGTACCGCAGCGCCTGTATAATTTCCTCGTATGTCATATATCCTCCATTCCTTCAAGAACCATTTGTCCCGGCAGCACGCCGTCCTCCATCCACCAGTGCATCACGTCCTCGCCTGTCTGCCAGTCGTTCGATGGCTCCCGCTTCTTCCGTTCGTTGAGCATCCGGCCGAACGCACGGATATATGCGGCTTTAATCTTCGGATACCTTGCAAATTCGGCGTATCGCGTTGCCTTTTTGGCAAGAGGGCATCCGATACAGCCAATTCGTTTCCAGCCACAGGCGTATAACGGGTTCATCGCAATCTTCTGCTCGTCGCAGTAGCCGAGAACGTCTTCGTCTTTCCAGTCGATGATTGGATTTACCGTCCGTCGAGCTTTCAGCTGGCAGTTTTCCAGGAGCATTCTCCGCTCGTCGTTGTCGTCCATTAGGATAATTCGCTTGTCTTTGTCCTTGTGGCTAGTTTCCATAACGCCGTGTGATTGCTTCCGCCTTGCAGACTCTGCCCACCGGACTCCCGTCGCAATAAAACGTCCTTTTCCGCCGGTTTCCTTCAGTTCCCTGCAGCAATATCTGCTGATTCTTGTAGGTGGCACGGAATTACGCGGGATCAGATTCCACATCGTCACGTTCCCGCCGTCCGGCGTCCGGTGCGTATCGATGTCGCATTTTACGCCAGCCAGCTCCAAGCGGCGGAAGGTATCCCGCACATGCCAGACAGTCTCCGGCGCGTCCGCCGTTGTGAGACTATGTAGGACCTCAAACGTGATCCCGCTTGCCTCCGCCAGATGCAGCAGCACGTCCGAGTCCTTGCCGCCCGAGTACGTGATCACCAGCGGCTGTTTGTACAGCCGCAAGCTCATCTCCGAGGCCATCTTCAGCCGCTCAATCGCGGTTTGTTCTAAGTCCATTGCCGTCCTCCCTCCCCGGCGTAAGCTTGGCCAGCATGATCTGGCCGAGATCCGCCACATATACCAGCCGCCCGCGGCTGTACACCATCAGCTTCTCGCCCTGGATCTCCATCCGGTCGGCCTCGATGTTCGTGATATCCTGGCAGGCGTCGCACACGAACCTCATACCAACGCCCCCGGCCGGGTGTCCGGCGTGTTTCTCTCGATCAGCATTTCCCGTGCAACGTCGCGTTCCAGCTCTGCTTTCGCCAGCGCTTTTTCGAGGCGGTGGATCTCGATGGACGCGGCCTGATTGCTTTCGGCCAAAAGAGTGTTGCGCTCCAGGCATTTCGTGGCGTTGTGAGCCACGGCCCTTCGTTCTTTTTCCTTCTCGCAGTTCTGGCAGACATAGCGCGTTGCCAGTGATCTCACCAGTTTTCCAAGCATTTTCATGTCTTATCCTCCTCGTTTTCCGCAAGCATCCGCTCTATTGCCGCCTGCTGGATCGTGTCCAACTCATCCCCGTGGCGCTGTACGCCATGTTGCATCTTCGCGGCGCCCTTCGATATAGGCCACCTCGCCCTGTCCACGGCCGTCCCGCCCTTGTCCTGCTCCTTCGCCAGCCAGCGGACAATAAACGCATTGATCCCGCGCTTTGTTTTCCGTTTGGCCGGATTTGCGTCCAACCAGCCCCTCATGTTCCGCAGCTGCTGTATCACGTCGACAGCAGGGTACAAGCCCGCCCATTCCTGGCATTGCTCCACGGAAACGGAATATCCCGTTCCATCATTCAGCGGCAGAGAGATTGCTGGCGGCGTGGATGCCGCTTGCGGCTCCGCGCTATCTTCCGCATCTCGAATAGCGAATTCGATTCTCGATTCTCGATTCTCGAATACGGGAACATCTGCACGCATTTGCTTGCAAATGATTTCGTCCGCTTGTTTCCCGTCATCAGGCGACGGGAATTTGCTTACCTTCGCACGCTGCGTCTGATACTTGCCCCATGTTGGTAGGTAAAGGAAGCGCTTGCCCTCAAACACATACAGAGCAATCAATCCAGCACTCGCCAGCCCATGAAGAGCATTTTCTACAGTTTTGAGCGTGAGGTTTTCTTTCAGCGGGAAGAGGCGGTTTTTCACTACCGCCGCTCTCCCGTCAAAGCGTCCGAAATCATCACAGTTTACAATGAGCCGATAAAACAGAACTTCTTCAAACCACGAGAGTTTGTCGACGCTATCGCTTGTGCAGATGCTTTCCCGAATAATTCTGTTCGGCATGTTTCAGCCCTCAGAACGGCAGCTTGTCGTCATCGGGGTCTTCGAACGGTACCGGAGTCGAGTCCGGCATCTGCTGGAAGCCTCCACTAGAAGCATCTCTGTCCTGCCGCTTCTCGGCAAAATAGCACCGGTCTGCAAGGATCTCCGTCGTGCGGCGTTTATTGCCCTGCTTGTCTGTCCAGCCGCGCTGCTGCAGACGGCCTTTGACTGCCACGAGCTGCCCTTTGGAAAAATACTGGCCGACGAAATCGGCGGTATTTCTGAACGCGACAATATCGAAGAAATCAGTCTCCCGGTCCTGCCCCTGCGGTGCATAGTCGCGCTCACAGGCCAGTGCAAAGTTCGCAGCGGTGGTTCCGTTCTGCGTCATGCGGACATCCGGGTCACGCGTCAGGCGGCCCATCAAGATCACTTCGTTCAGCATTTATGTATTCCCCTTTCCCTGTTTCTGTGCGCAGCCCCAGCAGAAGCAGCGCCCAAACTTTTTTGTTGTCTGCTCCGCAATGCTCATTGCAGAGTAAGCATGTCCGTTGATCGTCTCGCCGGTGATCTCTTTCCCGCATGCGGAACACTTAAAGAGCATCTCCGGCTTCTTTGCAGCCTCGGCGGGTTTCGCAGCAGCGGGCGGTTTCCGCCCGGACGCTCTCCCAGTTTCTCTGGCATATTCGTCCGTATCGGCATCCTTCGTATCGTCGATGGCGAACAAGCCGTTCAATGCGTACTTTCTGGCGTAGGAGCTGGCCGTGCCGGTCACCTGCGGTTCGTCCATGCCCTTCTTGCTCTCCGGCTCCCGGGCGAAACCGAACGTGGTGTATTCGCCCTCGCCGTCGGACAGAGTCGCCTTTGCCTTGACATAGATCCGGTTCCCACTCTCTACAATCTCGTCCGAGATCGTCAGGATGCAGCCCTGCGCCTGCAGCAGGGGCTTTACAGCCTCTAAAATGCTCTCGCAGGAGCGGTATTTGTAGCCACCGAAGTTGTTGGTCTTGTCCTTTGGCGCTTTCAGCTGCGCCTGAATGGCGATCAGCTTTTCCGTAAGCTTCATCTGTTTACCTCCACAAACTCACCGTTCTTCAACTGATACCACGTATCGGGCTTGATCTTCTCGCCGTCGACGTATTCCGTCTTCACGAAGCGCGGAACGGATCGCCCCTTTTCTTCGGAATATTCCCACTCCGCAAGCGTGATCCAACTCCCGATTTTTGCTTTTACCGTACAGCCATGACCTGCGCAGCAGATCACGGAGTCGACGCCGGTACTATCGATCTTGGCGGAGTCGCCAGAGCTGCCGATCTTGGCGTAGTCGCCCGAGCTGCCGATCTGGGCGGAGTAGCCCGAGCTGCCGATCTTGGCGGAGTAGCCAGAGCTGCCGATCTTGGCGGAGTCGCCAGAGCTGCCGATCTTGGCGTAGCCGCCCGAGCTGCCGATCTTGGCGTAGTCGCCCGAGCTGCCGATCTTGGCGTAGTCGCCCGAGCTGCCGATCTGGGCGGAGTAGCCCGAGCTGCCGATCTTGGCGGAGTCGCCAGAGCTGCCGATCTTGGCGGAGTCGCCAGAGCTGCCGATCTTGGCGGAGTCGCCAGAGCTGCCGATCTTGGCGTAGTCGCCCGAGCTGCCGATCTGGGCGGAGTAGCCCGAGCTGCCGATCTTGGCGTAGTCGCCCGAGCTGCCGATCTGGGCGTAGTCGCCCGAGCTGCCGATCTTGGCGTAGTCGCCCGAGCTGCCGATCTTGGCGGAGTCGCCGGTGGCAACATCACTCTTCGGCATATTGACGATTGTCTGCTCCTTCGTGTAGTCGATGCAGGCCTTGATAAACCCAGCAAAACTCAGCTTCGCGCCGATATGCAGCTTTTTCGTCGCAAATTTTCCATCAGAGCCGGATATCGGCTGGTCAAGTGCCTTGACCTCTGCAAAATCCGAAAACTTCCCGCTCTCATCAACAAGATCGTAAAAGTTCAGAACATCAAAAGGATTGACGCAGTAGTGCATCATGCCTTTCTCACAGATCTTTCCGCCCACTTCTTCGTAGTCGGTGTTCTCGGCGTACTGCTTCTCCCTGCAGATCATACCGGGCTTAAACGCCTTGTAGCCTTTCGCGTTATCCATCCTTATCCTCCTTGTTTTCGATCACGGCTCCCGTGGCCGTGTCTGTGATCAGTTCTCCCGGGATCTCCAGCGGGCAGTACATCCCGCGGAGCTGCCCGGGAAGCAAATACTCCCCCGTCCGTCTGCACTGCCTGCGGCTGTACGTTTCCAGCAGCGGACATAAATTGCATTCGACATGCCCGGCCGGGAAGAAGACCGACACCCGGCATTCAAACGGGATGTAAATTTCATCCTTCATGGCGTACCCTCTCAAACAGCAGCGCGTTCGCGATCTCGTCTACGCTGTAGGTATCGGAGACGTATTCCAGCATGCATTCCGCGTGTACAAGGACCGTATCGCAGACGAAAGCTTCCTCTCCCTCGCGGACTTCCTCCTTGCAGTGCGCGCATGTTCCGATGACCGCCGGTTCCTTCTCCTGAATGCCGAGGTAGAGGTTATCAAGCGGTAATGCCATTGCATAATGCCTCCCTCCGGATCAGCTCCTCACAAAAGCTCTGAACAGTGGCGTAGCCGTTCTTTTTCAGCAGCCGGTCGAGGATCTTCGCCTGATCGTCCGTCAGGCGGAAGTAATACCGGTTCGTCTTCTTCCTGCGCTCAACGCGGTTCTTCGGCGCGTCCAGCGCCTTGATGGAGGCCGCAGCCTCCGGCACGAGCTGAACGCCGTATTTCTCCGGCGCTTCACACTGCGAAAGCAAACATTTATTAAACTTCGGGTAGTCGGCCCGAACCGCCTCGACACAGGCCTTTGCGCCGTGCCGGACGCGGGAATCCGTTAAACTTGACATAGGTTCCTTTCTGCCCTATAATAAGGGCGATATCAGTTTCCCTCTGGCCTCTGTCGCGCGGCAACGCGGCAGGGGTCATTTCTTTTTGCCTGTGCGCTCGCGGATAATCTTGCAGGTCGCGTCCCACTGCGCAAACATGATCTCGGCGTAAATGCCGCAGGTGTAGCAGTCGTCTTCCGGGCGGCATCCGCGCTTCTGGCCCAGCATCTCGCAGACCTCGCAAGGCGTCATCAGCAGCGCCTTTTCCTTGATGTCCATCACAGCAGCCCGAACAGCGTTGTCCCCAGCGCGATCGCGCCGGTAACGGCGGCCTCGTTAATCATCTCCGCCCCGCAGGCCAGCACGGCCAGCGCAGCCGCCGCCCCACCGATCCACAGGCACAGCCGCTTGATCATCCGGGCCATTGCCCGCTGCTGCTCCAATTCCTCATTGATGCGCTGTCTGCGCTCCTCAGTCGTCTCCACGACCGCAAGTGCGTTTCTCATAACGCAAACCTCCTAATAATCAAATGCTGCGAAGAATTCCTCGCGTGTAATGCCCAGGCGCTTGCAGATCTCCTTCACGCCCTTCATCTGGTAATCCTGCGGATCCTTCATCCACTTCCGGAGCGTCGTCTTGCTGCTGACGCCCGCCGGTTTCAGCAGATCGTCCAGCTTCACGTCGCGCTCCTTGACCCGCCCGTAGATCAGCCGGGACAGGTTACGAGACGTGTTATCCCGCCCCATCTTTACCGCTGGCATCCTGCCGCCCTCATCTTATCCAGCGCATCCACACGCGCCAAATAGATCACGCCTTTCTGAATCATGCAGCGAACGTCGCCCGCCCTTTTGGCTGCCATACTCAGCGAAGAATACGCACTGCCCGTACTTACTGTGAGACCGTCAACTCTGGCGCATTCTGCGCCGCTCGCGCGGAAGCTCTCAACGAAGTCTGCATAAATGCCTTTGGTTGCGGCTTTCTTGGTTTCCTCAATGGAACACGGTTTGAAATTCATAATTTTCCTCCTTATGCCTCATAAACATGAGTTTTGTGTTGACAGGCCGGAGACGTTAGTGCTAAGATGAAAGTGCTACATAAACAAGTAAATCAGGCTTTACCGTCTATCTTTCACCCCAGCAGTGCCGCCCCTCGGCACTGTCGCTTTGTTGTACCTCCCGGGTACAGGTATATAATAACTCATATTTTATTAGTTTTCAAGTTCAAAAGTAATAAAATATTACTTTTGGTGTATTGCACAAATTACGGAGGCTCTATTTATGTTTTATGACAATTTCAAAATGCTGTGTGAGCGAAACGGCGAGAAGCCGACTCCGGTTGCGCAAAAACTAGGCTGTTCTTCTTCAAACGTTGTCCTATGGAAAAACGGCTCGACGCCTCGCCCGGCTGTCTTGCAGAGAATTGCAGACTATTTCGGGGTTGACTCGCAATACCTCCTGTTTGGGGACGAAAAAAGCCCCCTCGTCCCTACGGACGAGAGAGCTTTGGACGATGAACTTGTGTCGAAACTTACTTCTTTGACGCCTGAGGAGATGCAGAAGGTTGACGCCTTTGTGCAAGGGCTGTTAGCAAATCGTTAAGCTTCTTCTTTTCCTCGTAGGTCAGCTGGGCTATGTACTTCTGCGCTTCCTCACGTGTCATGCGGCTGGCTCCTTTCCTTTTGGCTTGTTTTTATTTTAGAACATATGTTCGTTTTCTTCAATACGGAAGTTTTCACAAAATCTGTCGCTCAATTTCTACGAAAGAATTTTTTATACAATTTTTACAGACAGGAGAAGTGATACAATGAAGCAAAAACGGATTATCAGCCTATTCCTCGCGGTTGTTCTTCTGCTGGCATTGGCCGCGCCAGTATGCGCAGCAAGCCCCAGCCTGTCGAACTTCGAGAAGCAGACGGAATATACCGGATTCTCAGACGTACCAATTTTTTCATGGTATGAGGAAAGTGTAAAAACCGTCTGTGAGTATGGCTTGATGGCTGGCACGGATGCAGGCTTATTCAAACCAAAAGGAGAAATGACACTTGCGGAAGGGCTTGCAATTGCGTGCCGGTTGCACAACATCTACTATGGTGGAACAGGAGAATTCGAACAATCTTCCCCGTGGTTCCAAGTTTATGTAGATTATGCCGCAAAAAATGACATACTTTCTTTTACGAATCCCCCAACTGCTGATTTCTATACCGGCATTATTACAAAGGAGATCTTCGCTTATCTGGTAACCCATGCTCTGCCGAAGGACGCTTATAAAGACATCAACCATATTGGGTTTGGCCTGATTCCTGGCATCACAATTTACACCACATATGCTGAGGAAATCTATCAGCTGTTTAATGCGGGTATTCTTACTGGTTCTGATTCCTCTGGCACTTTTAATGAAGATGAGAGAATCACCCGAGCAGAAGCTAGTGCCATTCTTTCAAGAGTTATTCTTCCGGACCTTCGCAAAACAGGGGCTGTAAAAGCACGGGACATTTCTGTCTATGCGGATCCATATTACTTCAATGACAAAGGCAATCTTTATATCGATGATGCAAATCGTTTGATTTATTTCGATGTATATGTAGGCCAGTCAGTACAGAATTCTACGGTTACATGCAAAAGTAGCAATGAATCAATCGTTACTGTAAGCAGCGTAAACAGACTTGATGACCATCCTGTAAATCATCGTATGGTGATAATCGCCAGCAAGGAGATTGCGGGGAGTGCAGACTTAAAAATATCTGATGCAGCAGGTAATACAGCGACCGTTACTGTAGATGTATCAGTTTCTCAAAGCTCTGCAAATAGTTCTTCTTCCTCTCAGACTCCGCAGAAGCCGCAGGGCTCTGGAAACACCGCATCATCAAATCAAACCACCAGCACCACAACACCCCCAGCGAACTGCAACTATGTAATCAATACCAACACCGGCAAGTTCCATTACAGCTGGTGCAAGAGCGTCGGGAAGATGGCCGAGAAGAACAAGTGGTATTATACCGGCACACGCGACAGCGTCATCAACATGGGTTACGTCCCCTGCAAGAACTGTAACCCGTAAATCCGCCCCGCCGCCCGCTGGATGAAGCGGCGGGGTTTCCCTCGCAGCGAGTGGGAGCGCCGCTTGAGTACGTTTCCAGCGTAGCAGATAATATTTGGAAATGTCTACACCCCAGATTGCAAATCGCTGTTCAAAATTAAGAAAACGTGTATTCAAAATTGCAATTTTAACCCATTTTTGGAATTATGCTGTTGGAGGCGTTTGTTTTGACATCAATGGAGAAGCTTGCACCGTTTTTTGAAGCCTATTCAGAAAAAGTCAAGCGAAGAAGAAACGAAGTCGGAATGACGATCAGTGCGCTTTCGGAGAAGTCCGGCGTCCCATACTCAAATGTAAGCCGCGTCAACTCTGGTGTGCAGGCAAACCCGCTGTTGTACAACGAAGCTGCAATCGCTGATACGCTTGGACTATCGCTTGATGCTCTCTGCGGGCTGGCACAGCCTGCTGGCAGCCCAAGCGAGCTGCAGGAACGCAACCACCAGCTCGAACTCGAAAATGCCAAGCTCGTCACAGCCAACGCGGCGCAGAAAGCACAGATCAGATCCACGCACACGATCTGCTACGTGCTCGTCTTCTTCTGCATCATTCTGGCGCTGTCGCTCATTGTCTATCTCATGATCGACTCCCAGATCACTGACGCCGGTATCATCCGCGGCGGCAGACTGTCCGGCGCAGCATGGGCCTTCATCGGCCTGATCGTCGCCTCCGCCGTTGCTGCCGGTATCACCATCCTCCGCATCATCCGCAAGGAGAACCAACATGAAGAAAGTCAAAGTCCCCGAAGCTGAAAAACTTCCCTCCGGCTCCTTCCGTTGCCGCGTGATGGTGAATGGGCAAAAGAAGTCTTTCACAGCCCCTACAAAACGAGAAGCGGAACAGGCTGCAATGGAGTATAAGATCGGCATTGAAGCAGAAGAACCCGCTCCGCGCAGCGAAAAGACGCTCGCGGAAATGATCGACGATTATATTTCCTTCATTACCGGCCCTTCCACGTCCCCGTCCACGCTTGTGAATTACGATTCCTATAAAAAGAACCACTTCGGGCCGTTGATGGGCCTTACCTACAATGAGCTTACAGACAACGTTTGCCAGAAGGCCATAAATGCTGAGGCAAAGCAGTATGCATCGAAGACAGTATCCAACTGCTGGGCCCTTATCACGGCTGCGCTCAATCACAAAGAGCTGCGGATCCCGAAGGTACGGCTCCCGCAGCTTGTGCAGGACGAGAAGCCATTTCTTCAGCCAGAAGAGATCCCCGTGTTCCTAAAGGCTGCTGAGGGAGACAAACTGGAGCTTCAGATACTGCTTGCGCTGCACTCGCTTCGGCGGTCTGAGATTTTCGGTATGCGATGGGAGAACATCGACACTAAAAAGAAGCTCATCTACGTTCGCGGCGCGACCGTCAGGGGAAAGCAGGGGCTTGAAAACAAGAAGACAAATAAAAACGTAACTTCCCGGCGGGAAGTCCCCATCTTCATAGACCGGCTCTGTGAGCTTGTCGACCAGACCGACAAGTCAGAAGAATTCATCTATGTCGGCGGGGAGAATACGTTATGCAATCACATAAACAAGATCTGCCGAAGCGTAGGCCTACCGGAGGTCGGAACACACGGCCTGCGGCATTCCTTCTGCTCCCTCTGCGTACACAAAAAAGCTCCGGAAAAATTCATCATGAAAGTCGGCGGCTGGTCCGATCCGAAGACAATGAAGAAGATCTATACCCACGTGGCAAAATCTGATTATAAAGATGCAGTTGATGCCCTTCGAGCTTCATTTTTGCCATGAAATTTGCCACAACTCAAAAAGCCCTGTATTCCCAGTGCGTTTGAAGCCACAATGTTTGGTTCGAATCCCGACACTCCGACCAAAAAGGAAACCCTGCAATCTTCACAGATTGCAGGGTCTTTCTTGTATATCAATGGTTTCCCGTGTTTTTAAGAAAACATTTTTGTGTTTCCTGAAACATCATTCTGACGTTCCAGGCACACTTTTGACACGCATTTTTGCCACGGAATTTGCCACGAAATCAGGATGCTACGCAATGATAATACGCGCTGATCTTCTCCTCCGGGGTCCCGGCATCCTTGTCGTCGAGGAACGCATCGGTCATATCCGCGAAAAATTCAACGGTATTGACCCCGTGCTTCTTTGCGGTCTTGAAATAATCGCTGTAGATCATATTCATTGCCGCGTACCAGACAGCAGGATCATAGTGCAGGCCGCGCGACCGCATGACTGCTGTGGTTTGCTCCATCGGCCAATGCTGGCCGGTTGTATCGTCTGTGTTCTCCATATGGGAAGTCCACTCATGCGCGTCTGCTTCCGTAAAGCCGTATTTGCGGTCGATCTTCTTCAACATGCAAATCAGCTCTGCAATTCCTGTCGCGTCCTCTACGCTGCCCCTGCAAACTGGATGCGTCGATAACTCATGTAATTCTCCGTAAAGTTTTTCAATGTATGTTTTCATAACAGGTCACGCCTCCTGAATATACTTGTAAAGCTTGTCAACGTCGTTCTGGTCGAACTTTAATTCTCCGATGAACGGCACGGACACAGATAGCTTGTTCTCGAACTTTGGCCTTGCTGCGTTGTACAGGCGATCAAGGTCGATGTTCCCTTGCTCATCCATGATCTGCATGAGCTTCACAGCCGGATGCTCACGCAGCGCAAGGATCCTGCTGCGGCCCCCATCCATGATAAGCGCAAGCGCAATGCCAGCACCAATTCCCTTTCCGCCCGGCAAGTGCGGGATGATTTCATTGTCGGCAAACCGAACAGCCCCGCGCATAGCTTGATCTATTGTAACTATCATACAGACAACCTCCGTTGAAGATAGGGGCGGCTATTGCCGCCCCTTGCATTTAGCCCTCGCTAGCCGCCGCTGTGCCGGTCGGAGCCGTCCAGCTGTTATACCGCTGCATCGGTTCCGGGCAGATGTTGGCAATGGGGATAACCGTCTTGGTCATGCCGGAAAGAGTCGCGATCTCGTTCTGCATGCAGGACAGGTTCGCCGTGGTCTGCGCGTTGATAACGCGCTGCTGGCAAAGCTGCTCTTCGATCGAGCGCATTCTGCCGTCCGCATACTGGTACACCTCGAGAATTTTCTTGTCGGTGTAAGCGTTCGCGTCGCGCAGCTTCACTTCCGTCTCAAGCTCTGCGATTCGTGCGGACTGACTAGCCTCATAACGGCTGACATAGTGGTTGTCACTGTTACCCGCAGCCATAGCAGCCGCAGCAGCAGGATTCGCGCCGAATCCGCCGAGAATGCCGCCGAGACCGCCGTTCAGCACGCCAAGACCGGTGCCGATTGCGCCAAGCGTCACACCAAGATTTCCCTTGCCATTGCTTGCGTATTCCATGAGAAATACCTCCGAAGATGTAGTAAGCTGGCCAGCTCCTACCGTCATTCTGAGGGAAAACGTCATCACAAAAAACCAAGCGCAGGCCCATAAAAAGCACAAAAAGAGGCAAGCGCGGATCATTCCGCGCCTGCCTCTAATAAGATCGTTGTACAACGTTTGATGATGCCCTTCATGCCGTTCACGGAAAAGCCGTACCGTTCGGCCAGCTGCTCCGCCGTCGCGCCGTCGCAGATGTTCCGGCGCATGATCTCCCGGTATTGGGCATTCAGGATCCATTCGGATATCAAGTGCTCCCACTCGCTGCGCGGCTTCGTCGGAAGACCGCGCTGCATACCTTAATCCCCGAACACACCCGTGCGGTCGAGAATGACCAGCATGCGGACGTTGTCCTCTGCCAGATCCAGCAGCAGGTCTTCCCCCTCGCCGCCCTTGCCTTTGAGCAGGCCCTTCTCCACCAGTTTGTCCAGCGTCTGGCGGTACGTCTGGTTCGTAACGTCTTTCAGCTTTTCGTATCTCACTTCTTCTGCCTCCTCCAGCAGGTTTTTGAATTTTGCCCATGCGCCCTCGTCGATCATTGGCGCAGGGCATTTTTTGAGGCTCACATCGTAGTGGCGCACGACGTACCTGACGTTCGGCAGCTGTTTTTTCAGCTGCGCGTACAGCTCCGCCGCGTGCCTCTGCGTCTCGATGGGGATGTAATACCGCCCGGCGGCGTCCGTGTGACTGACCATCTCGATCGATACCGAGTTGTAGTTGTTGACGAGCTTGCCATACGGCCCCTTATTGCCGTCTCCGACGGACCATGCCACGGTATCGAGCGGCACGCACTCATAGGCCACATTGCCCTCGTCGACGACGTAGTGGGCCGAGGCCTTGCGTCCCTCGCTGCCGCCCTCAAAATAGCGGGCGTTTCCTTTGGCCGTCGCCATCTGGCCCGTGTTTGCCGTGTAGTGCATGACGATGGCGGTGATGGCGGAGAGCTTGCGCTTTCCGCCGTGCCACTTCGCCCGGATGGAGCTGTCGATATCCATCATTCTTCCTTGACCTCCGGCAGGCCCGCAATGCTCGTCAGCAGAGACAAAATGCCCGCCAGCGCCGAGGCCGAGGCGACGACGAGCCAATTCACTTCCGAGATGACTGCCGACGTGCCGATGGTTGCTACCGCCGTCTGGGCGACGGTCTTGATCGCGCGGATGCCCGCGGCTTTCCACCATTTTGCGTTCATAGTATGTGCTCCTTTCAAATTTACGCCTTGCGGCGGTGTTAATGTTGGTCGTGTGCTTCCTTGTTCAGGTGCTTTTCCAGCTTGTCCAAAGCGTCCTTGCACGGGCCGTCACAGCCCTGCTCGATCAGCCCCTGCAGCGCACCTTTCAGGCCATAGCAAAGAAGCGTCTGTTCCTCCTGGATGCTGCGGATATCCTGTTTCTGCAGCTTGATGCTCTCGACGGTCTTGTACAGCGCGACGGTCGAGCTGATAATGACGCCGAGTGCGCCGATGACCTTGCCAACAGTGATGATGGTCTCCCAGTTGATGTACATACGGTTCTCCTTTATTCGTATTGCCATGCAATGGCCCCGTTCACGGCGGGGGTCGTCTCAGCAGAATTCAGAGACATGCCGCGTGCCATCAACGTTGTATAATTGGTATCGGCGGCGTTGACCGCTGTCTGCCGGTTCAGGAAGGTCTTCATATTGGCCGGGCTGATATAGTCGGTATTTGCTACCGCCTGTGCCACCTTCCCGCCGCTGCCTTTGAGCAGGCCGGTGATGTCGCTCGTCGTGGTGGTCGAGACAGCGTTCGGGCCGGTCGGGCCCTGTGGGCCAGTGGGGCCCTGCGGGCCGGTGGGGCCGGGCTCTCCCTGTGGCCCCTGCTCACCCTGCGGGCCAGTCTGCCCCTGCGGGCCGGTATCGCCCTTGTTGCCCTTCTCTCCGGGGCTGCCCTGCGGGCCTTTGATATTGACGCTCGCCGGGTTTTCCTTGCCGTCTGCGTTCGACCAGCTGAGCGTGCCGTCCTCGGAGACGGACGGCGTGAAGGTCGTCCCGTTCGTGCCCGGCGTGCCGGGGGAACCAGCCGCACCGGCAGGGCCGGGAACGGCTTTCACCGAGAACAAGAACGACTGCCCGTCCGACATCGAGACCTGATATGTCGTCGTGTCGTCGACGGTCCCAACAAGCGTGATTCCCGTGACGCTGGAACCGGGTTTGCCCTGCGGCCCCTGGATGCCCTGCTTTCCCTTCTCGCCCTGCGGGCCGGTCTCGCCTTGCGGGCCGGTTGCGCCCTTCTCGCCCTGTGGGCCTTGCGGGCCGGTTTCGCCGGTTGCACCTTTCTCCCCCTGTGGGCCAGTTTCCCCCTGCGGGCCCTGCGGCCCGGTGTCGCCTTTATCTCCTTTGTCGCCCTTGTCGCCTTTGATAGCGTCACGGATGACGAGCGTCGCCGTGTCCGGCTCCACGGCCATATTCAGCCGCTGTTCAAATACTGCGTCAGACATGCGCCCACCTCCTACAGCAGTTCTTCCACGTCAACGACAGCGATCTCCGTTGCCCGGGAATTGCCCGCCTCGTCGGTGAACGTCAGCTGGCAGCGGGCCGGTCGGACAGTCAGGCTGTCCGCGTCGGCTTTCGGGACCTCGACCGTGAACCGGGAAGCGCTGGCGACCGTCGGCGTGTAGGTCTTTGAAAAGCTGTCACCCTGCACAATTTTGAAGCTCAGATTTGTGCATTGTGTCAGGTCAACGCCGCGCATCGTGATATACAGGACGTTTTTGATCTTCTGTACCATAGATACCCCCTTATCTGAGCGCAGCCCAGATCTTCTGCTTGGTCTTGTCGGAATAGTCGCTCATGCTGATAGCGATACCGAACTTCTGCTCCCGCGTCAAGTCTGTAGTGTTCAGATAGTCGCAGAACCATGTCCACGTGTTTTTGTAGCCAGCAGCCTTGCGTTCTTCTTCGCTTGGCCGGTCTTCATACTCGACAATCGCGTCAATGTAATCCGCCATCTTCGTGCCAGTGTCCCGAACGTTTTTCGACCAGCCTGCCTGATACGAAGTTGTAAGCTCGCTCTTGGCGTCGGCTGTTTTGATGTTGCCCTTGCGAAGCTGGTCTGCCAGATAGCTGTAGGTCTTGACACTGTCAGAGTAGAAGCCCATACGGACAGCAGATTTCTGATCGTCCGTCCAGCTCTGTTTGTCGAGCCATGCGTCGAACTGGTCCTGCGCGCTGCTTGTGACCTTGCCGTCCTCATCCTTGACGTCCTTCATCCCGGCATGAGCGTTTGCCGCCTGCAGCGCCATTTCCGGCGTTACCTTCGCGCTCCGGCCGAAGCGATCGTATGCCATGACCTCCTTGTCGCTCAGAACAGCCAGCGCCATTGCATCGTTGAGCTCGCCATGCCGGTATGCTTTCAGATACTCGTCGGCTTTCGTCCCGCTCTTGTTCGTGTCGGTATAGCGGGATTCGATAGCCTTGTCCATAAAGTACCGCGCCAGCTCCTTGCTGTCCTTGTCCGCAATCTCCTTCTGCGTCTCGTTCAGCTCGCCGCCATACTTGGCAGCCTCGACTGCCGAGAAGTACTCGTTGGCCTTCTCCTTCGCGGAGTTCGTGATCTCGTCGGAAAGCCCGACATAGTCCGCACCGGCAAACGCCTGATTGATCTTGGAAAGCTGTTTCTGCGTGTCCTCAGATATATACCCGGTCGACTCGACCGCCCGCTTGAAGATCGCGTTCAAAACCTCGTTCTGCGACGCGCCTGCAAGCTCGTTGACCCATTTCTTGTCGGACTGATACCCAACGCTTGCAGCCTGTTTCCCGATCTCGTTTGCGTATTCCTGGGAAAGATCCATGGCTGCTGATTTGACCTGATCCGGAAGCGACTTATACAGGTCGTTTCCCAGCATTGCGCTTCGTAGGTTGTAGTCTGTCTGCCCGCGCGCAACGACATAGTTTCCGTACTGCTCCGACGTGAGCTTGACGCTCTTACCGTCGACAGAGATCGTTTTCGAAGGACGCTTGTAAAAGTTCGCATACGCAGAATCCGCATCATGCAGCCGCGCGATCTCTTCTTCTACCGGGTCTGTCTTCTTCTGCGAAGGATAGATCGGTGTGACGGCCTTGCCGATGGCGCTTGCCGTGCTGCCAGCGCCGTTGCCTTCTACCGGGACGCCCCAGTTGCCGTAGGTGATCGCCATCTGCTGCCGCCAGCCTGGGACTTTTTTCTGTACGCCCTGAATTGCAGACTGAATGGGATCCCACGGACCATCAGGCTCAATATACGTGCTGCGCTGATTTTTGTCTGTGCTGGACGCGATACGCCCAAGAAGCGTTGGGACATACTGTCCAATGTAGTTACCGATGACCTGGATCGCCAGCTTCGCCGCCATCTCTCCGGTTCCGGTGTTGTCAGATTTCTGGATCATGCTGATGACGCTGTCCAGCCCCGTTAGCATGGACTGCTCAAAAACCGGATCCGTGATCTTGCTCAGTGCGTCCAGAATGTCTTCCAGAGAAACAGGCTCGTCGCCGTTTTTCGCATTCTGCACCGCCTCCCAGATCTGCGCACCGGTAAGCAATCCTGTACCGTTAATCGTAAAACTGTCGATAGGGATATACGTGTCGCCGACGAGAATGGAAAAATCCTTCGCGCCGAACGCGTTTTTCTGCTGCTCCTTCTCCTCGTCATCGCCGATGCCGGTTGCCCGAAGAAGCCCATGCTTCGCAAGCATGGCGCCAAGGCCAAGTAGTGCTGTTCCTGTAGCGCCTGCTGCAAAGTCATCGATAGCCTTTGCTGCTGTATAGTCGGTATTTCCCTTGCCCATTTGGATAAGGTCGTACACGCCTTTTGCAAACCCGATCGGGCTGTATTCGACCGTCCGAACCATGACGTTTGCAGGGACCTTCTTAAACGGGTAAATCGCCCCGGCAAGGAACCGGCCAATCTTGCTGTTGTTCCCAATTTGCGAAGCCCACTTCGATACAGCATTCAGGTCGTTGTACGTGCCGCGCTTGGCTTCCGACATGGCGTAGGTTCTGGCCGCATCCGTGACCTCGGTTAAATGGTTCGCTTTCATGTAGCTGGCAAGCGCCGTAGCGTACATTGGCTTCGAGAACAAAATATCTTCGACTTCCAGAGCCTTTGTGTTGAAATTGGCTATCTTCTCGGCAGTGCCAAGCGCCTTATCAATTTTCTTTGTCACAGCATTTTTCGGGTCATTAATTTTCCAATACCGCCGCCGGTCGTTGATCTCACCGGACGACTGACTGTACTTCCCGACGCTGTCTTCGAAAAGCTCAGACGCCGTATCGTAATCGGCCCACGCCTTGTTCAAAAGGTTTTGATCTGCTTCACTGGCCAAATTTAGAAATGCCTTTGTACGATACCCCGGCTTGTCGCCAATGAAAATCGTTTCCAGCAGTGCACCAATATTGTCTTTGCCGATCTTTGCAACCGCGCCAGACACGTTGCCTGTGATGTTTTTCGCGTGTGTGGACGGGTTTGCCAGCATGGAGAAATACCGCCACTGCTGCAGCCCCTCACGCAGCGTCGTCGGAACCTGATCCGCAATATTCTGATAGATATTGTCAAGTGCCGTCTGTTGCGCCGTTTCCGTTGTGGCGTTCTGATATGCATTTAGAAGCGCGTCCGGAACATCGATTTCTATTTGTCTGTTCGCGGATCGCCGCTGATTGATCTGCGCTTCCAAGTTGGAAACCATCTTCTGTACAGTGAAGATTCTGCCCTCGGGGGACATGGATTTCAGCAGCCGGGCCGCCTGTACAGTCTGGCCTGCGTTCGTCTCGACTGCCGCCAGTGCGACAAGGATATCGGAGGCCGTCTGATAATCTCCCGCTGCAATGGCGTCGGCATAAAGCATCGTGCCCTGAGAAACGAACTTTGCGCCACCCTTGCCGTTACTCGCGTCACGGATGAAATCGCTGCGGATCTGCTCGATGGTCTTGCCTCTGGTGTACTGCTCTTCGATCAGTTTTCTGCCGTCCTGAAGTGCCTGCTTATTGCCGTAGACCTCATAGTCAAGCTTCCCGTCTGCAACAAGATTCTCAATCCGGTTCACCATCTCGTCCGTCGTGACCTGTGCTTCCGCCGCCGTCCGGGTAAAGCGCCGCACCTTTGTCTCCCCGTCCATGCTGGCCGGAATATCGACGACGCGGGAAGCCTTCTCACCGGGCGGGATCGCGCCGTACTGGTTGCTGGCATGGCTCAGCGGGTCGAAACCTGCCGGGGCCGCCCCCGTAGAATCCGTTGCCGCAACATTCTGGTTGACAGAATTCCCCGGTTGTGCTACATTGGCATTGGGAGCCATATTCGCAGAATCGGTATTGGCCGTAAACCAGGAGGCGTTTGCATCCGGGAGCTGCGTTGCGGCTCCTGTATTATTTCTGCTTGCTCTTCCAAACGGCGTTCTCCCCGGTTCCAGCATATACGCAGAAACGACATATACGCTCTGCGCCTTTGTAACGGGCGTCGCTTCGACCACATAATAGGTTCCGTTTACCTTCTTCGAGAAGACCACGACAGGTGAACGCCGATTCTTCCCATTCGCTTTTGGCTCCCAATATGCGTCAGTTGTTCCACCATATGCAGCGTTGTCATAATTATCCAACACGTACTGCATTCTTGCGACATCTGTATCGTTTGCCATGCTCTGGTCGGACTTGCCATTGGCACCGTGGTCATTGTTGATGTGCCACGCCTGCCTTGCATCCAGCGTCGTTTTAAATCCGTCAACATCCTGCCCGGTCAAGTTTCGGATATCGTCTGCGGCGCGCTCTGAGACCTTATTTAAGGTGTATTTCCCGGCTCTTTGGTCATTCTTGGCATACTGATAGAATTGCGCAAGATTCTCATCAACAGAATCCTTGTACGCCTCAATAACCGCCTGCTCCTGCGGCGTATGCACAGCAGGATTATCATTAACAGCCGTATTTTCCGTCTCCGTGTATGCGGGGACGTTTTTGTTTGTCTCGCTGCCTGTTATAACGCCATCTGCGCCCCGTTCCGCCGTGCCCTGCGTCGTTTGCTGGGTATCCAGTAACTCGGCCCACGCGGGCGTCTGGAACGCCTCAGGGCGCATGGTCTCCAGCGTGCTCCGGTCGAGGTCGCTCTGCTTCGCTGCCTCGCGGACGTTCGCGTTGAGACCCTCCTGCCGGATATCCTCCTGCAGGATGTTGTTGACCTTCTCGGCGGCCTGCTTCGGCGTCGTGTTCTTCGTGATGCTGCCCGCCGCCTGCATGACGGCCGAGGTCAGCGCACCGACGAGGAAGCTTTCGCCCGCGTCGGAAAGCACCTGCCGGAAGTTCCGGTCGTCGTCCTTCAAAAGCAGATCGGCGAGCACCTTGTCGCCGAACTCGGAGGCAAATTCTTCAAATCCTTCGCCGAGGGAATCCGCAATCGTCAGAAGCGCGTTCTGCGCGCCCTCGTTCTGCGTGACGCGTCGGACGAGGCTCTGCAGCGCGTCGTCTGCCGCGCCCTTGCCGAACACGCCCGCCACGCCGTCGAACATCTTCTCTGTCAGCACTTCCAGCGCACCGTTCGCCACGCCGTAGGTCACGGCCTGCTGCCCGGACGCGCCGCGCTGCAGAGCGTCGGTCGTAGCCGAGCCTGCCGCCTGCGTGAACAGAACGTACAGAGACGAGCCGGGGACCGCAATGTTGGACGCGATCGTCGGGAGCATGCCCGCGACGCCCTCTGCGACGCTGCCCGCTGTCTGCTGTGCAGCCGGGATATTGCGCCCGGCGTACCGCTGCGCGAATTTCTGCGCGTCAGTGTCCGCGAAGGAAAACGTCTGCTTTAGGCCGCTGACGGACTCGGCGAACTGGTCGCCAGTCATGACCGGGTTGTCCCAGTCGTACCCCTCCGGCTCCTTCGCCTGGAACAGATACGAGAGCGCGTTCCCCACGCCCTGAATCGCGCCGAGCAGACCGGTCTTCGCGCGTCCGGCCAGATACTTGAACGACTCGTTGTCGTCCAAGTAGTTGTTCTGCTCCCGGATGCGGCGGATCGTGTCATAGTCGTCGTTCGCCATTGCGATATTCATCTGCTGCGCGGCGAGCCGGTCGACCATGCTCTTGCTTGTGCCGCTGCTGTGCGAGAAACCGCCGTCGTTCTCCGGGAGGTACGGTTTCCCGGAAAGCGTTCGCGGCGTCTTGGCAATCGCTTGCTGCATGAGGCTGTCCGTCTGAGACGGGATGTTGAACCGTCCGGAATCCTGTACCGTCGGCAGGCTCCGCCATGCGTCCTTCTGCAGCTCCTTGACAGCTCCGGCGATCTGCTGCTGTTCTGAGCTGCGCATCCGGCCGGTAGTCACATTGTCGATGCCGGAAAAACGCTCCGAATCCCGCACGGTTGGGAGACTCTGCCATGCGTCCTTCCGCTCCGCCGCCTGCTGCGTCGCCAGCTCCATCAGCGTCTGCCGCTGGCTGAACTGCTCCTGCCGCGCGCCGGAGGTCGAAAGCTGCTGCGGGGCTTGGATCTGCGTTGTAGCCGCATCGTACCGGGCTTTGGCATCGTTGTACTTTGCCTGCAGGGCGGACGTGTCCTTGCCGCGGATCTTCGCGACGGAGATCTGCCGGGCGAGGTCGCCCATCTCCTTCTGTGCCGTCGCGGCCTGCTTGCGCAGGGACGCGCGGTCGGTGCCGGTGGCCGTGGTCGTCGGCGTCTTCTGCGTGCCCGTGGGGGCAGCCGGGAATGTGTATGTACCGGAGCCGCCGGAAGAAGCGCTGCCGGAAGAGGATTTCCTGGAAGATTTCTTCCCGCTGCCGGTATCCGCCGCGGCGGGGGCCGGGGCGGTCAGGACGGCCCACTGCGGGTCCTGCTTCGCTGCCGCGCGGTCGATATTGGCCTTGTAGGTCCTGTCACCTTTGCGGACGGAGATACTGCCATCGGCCTCGCGCCGCCATGTGGAGCCGTCCGAGGCTTCCGCCATATCGCCCGCCATGCGCAGCTCATCAGCGAGCAATACGCCCTGCGCGGAACTGATCTTGTACTCCGGGGTGGACGCCTGCTGGATGGCCTGATTCAAAAGCTCGTCGCTGGAAGACTGGCCGAGACCGGCCGTGACCTTCTCGGTCGCGGCCTTTGCCTTTTCAGAGGCAAGGCGGGCCTGCGCCTGCTCCTGGTCTCGCTGTTCCTGCGCGCTGCCGGTATAATCTGCGGCGGTGGTCTGCTGCGAGATGCCGCCGGTCGCGGCGTCGAGCGTCGGCGTCTCGGCCGTCGGGGAGGCGCTGGACGACGGCGCTTCCGACACGGCGGGCGCGGACACGCCCACCCTGCCGGTCATGGTCTGGCCATTCTTCCATACCGTGACGCTGCCGTCGGCTTCCTTCCGCCACGTCGAGCCGTCGGAGGCTTCCGCCATATCGCCCGCTTTCAGGCTGCCCGCAAGCTGTTTGCCGTAGTCGGAATTGATATAATAATCTGCCATTGGCAAGTGCCTCCGTTATACGATGTTTGCTTTCATGGTCACGCCGTCCTTTGTGACGTAGATATTGCCGTTCGAGGATTTGCGCCACACGGAATTGTCCGAAGCCCGGTACGTATTGCCAACGCCGAGGCTGTTTGCGATATTCCTGCCCTTCTCAGAGCCGATCTGATATTCGTTCGTCGAATATCCCTTTGCGCGGGTCGCCATGCTCCCTGCAGTTTTCTTGACGGTCTGATACGGGATCCCATATTTCTTGTAATTCGTATTCAGATAGTCTTCCACGTTATCGATACTGCCAGCGGCGCGGATGATGTCGATGTAATACTGCGCCCACTCCATTTCGTCACTGGTAGCCTTCTTGTACGTGCCGGAGCTTCCCCCGCCACCGCCGCCGGAGTAATACCCGCCGGAGGATACGATCTGCTGGGCTTTGTTGTAGAGGTCTTCGAGCTCCGAGGTGCTGTCACCGGCGAGGAGCTTTTCGTAGAGGGACATGTCGCCGGATTTGGAGGCATACGCGCCCGCAGCGGAGAGGGCGGTATTGTTGAGCATGTTGAAGATCTGCAGCGCCCGGTCGGCGTCGGCCTGCGCGGCGGAGTTGATGGACTCGTCGACGCGCACGGCCTCCTCGTACAGGGCTTTGGCCAGATTCAGGTCGTTGTCGGCCTGCGCTTTCTGGATGGCCTGCTGGTACTGCTGGCCGAGCAGCTGCCTTTGCCGCTCGACCTCTGCCCGCTTCTCTGCCTCAGACTGGCGAAGGGCGTTGAGGTTCGCCGACAGCTGATTGCTCTGCGCAAGCTCCGCCTGCCCGCCCGTGCCGGAGTTCAGGCCGCGCGCATTCGCGTACTCCTGAAACGCCTGCCGGTTGCGGTCGGACTCCGCCTGCGCCTGTCGCTGCTGCTCATAATAGATCTGCCCGAGCTTGCTTTCCTCCGCGCCGAGGTCGGAAAGATTCTGGTTATAGTCGCTCTCGAGCTGGGATTTGTTCGAATTCAGGTTGGATTCGTACATCTTCCGGATCAGCTCTTCCTGACTGTTTGCCGTCGGAGTCTTGTAGTCACCCAGACTGCTCAGAGACTCGCGGTATCGGTCCCAGAGGGATTTGCCGCTGGCTTCGCCCGTCAGGCCGGTGCCGCCCGTGCCGGTGGCGCCCGCCGCGGGGGCGGTGGATTCGCCGTTGGCCGGGGCCTGCGGCGTGTTGCCCTGCGCAGCGCCCGCAGCCGGAGCTGCCGCGCTCGACGCCGGGGCGCTGTCCGTGCTGGTCTCGGCGGCGGGATTCTGCTGGTTCTGCTGGCTCTGCGTCTGCTGCTTGTACAGCTGCTTCAGCAGTTCTTCGTTCGTCGGCATATGCCCACCTCACTTTACGCTGCCGTGAAATACTGTCCCACCAGCTCGTGCGGTAGATACTGCAGGATGATCTTATCGCCTGCCGCCGCGCCGATGCGCTCGCAGAGATACAACTTGCCGTCCTCCGGGTCTGTGTAGTACAGGCCGTAGGTGTATTCCATGCCGCGAGAAGCCGGAATTGGGTCGTCGTGCGTGCCTGTATGTTCTGCGTCAACTACAGCCCAAAGTGCAGGCGTGGCGCTTGGCTTCCAGTTTTCCTGCGATGTATGCGCCTGACGGCATTTGTAGAGCTTGCCGCCGTCGCTTCTGCGGTCGCCGACGGCATAGGAAACCGGATATGTCCATGCGGCAAACAGCTCGACCGCCTTTGCGGCGTCTGTATCGCTCAGATTTTCAGCTGCCTTGACAATGTACGGGCGCAGCGCCCGCGCTCTTTCAGTATAAGTCGCCATTATTCCGCCTCCCCAAGAAGAATTTTCGCTGCCTGCTCCGCGTCTGCGGAGGTCTCGCGCAGTAGCTCGACCTCAGTCTTCTTGCCCATCTTCGCCGTGATGGTGCCGTCTCTGTTATCGGTGATGGGACCGGCGACGCAGTAGTCGGCGTTGTCCCATTCCTGTACCTGCTCCTCGGTCTCGCCGGTGGGGTTTCCGTCGGTGCCGTAGACCGGCACGGTGTCGCGCTGGACGATGGACCAGCTCAGCCCGTCCACAAACAGCTGCACGGCGGCAGCGTGGGTCATGGTCAGCGTGACGGCCTTGCTCTCTCGCCCGCCCCAGTCCCGGTCGGTGACTTTCCCGGCGATCGACGCCGGATATTCGGTGTT